TTTATAAGTAAATATGTTGGAGACGATGGTTTAATTTCAGATGCTAAAGGGTGGCATAAAGCAATTAGTGCCGCTATAGATCCTAATCGTTTTGCTCAGTATTTTTATGAGCAAGGTAAATCAGATGCTGTTGGTGATATTTCTAAAAAAAGTAAAAATATAAATATGGATATTAGAAAATCTCCTCAAGCAATTGGTAGTGATGGGTTTAAAGTTAAGTCGGTTAACAAGGATAGTGGTAGAGGATTGAGAATAAGAAGTAAAAAATAAATTAAAAAATTAAAAAAATTAAAATTATGGCAGGACAAGTTAATAATGTACCAGGATTCGATCTACAACCTAGTTCAGAACAGGTACTTTTACAAACAAATTATATTACAAACTTTGATTTCTTAAATCAGTATCTTCCAGATACTTATGAAAAAGAATTTGAAAGATATGGAAACAGAACAGTAGCATCATTCTTAAGAATGGTAGGTGCTGAAATGCCTTCTAACTCTGACCTCATTAAATGGGCAGAGCAAGGAAGATTACACACTAAATACGTAGACGTAACTTCAGCAGCAGCTGCAGGGTCTAACACAGCAGTATTAACTGTAGGTGATGTATTGGTACCAGGAAGCGGATCAATCGCTTTAAGAGTAGGTCAAACAATTATGATCTCTGATAACACAGCAGCTTCAGTTTTAACTAACAAAGCATTAATTACTGCAGTAGATACAGCTAACGCTCAAATTACTGTAGCTTATTATGAAGCAGCAGGTCAAGCAGTAGCGGCAGCAGTTGTTACTTCTTTATTTGTATATGGTTCTGAATTCCAAAAAGGAACAAACGGAATGCAAGGTCAATTAGAAGCTGATGATGATATTTACAGCAATTCACCAATTATCATAAAAGATAAGTATGCGGTATCAGGATCTGATATGGCTCAAATTGGATGGATTGAGGTAACTACAGAAAACGGAGCAACTGGTTTCTTATGGTACTTAAAGTCTGAACACGAAACAAGATTAAGATTTGAAGACTACTTAGAAACAGCTATGGTGGAAGCAGTTCCAGCAGCAGCAGGTGGTGGTGTTGCAGCAATTGCAGCAGGTGTAGCTTCAGGAGTTGGTAACAAAGGATCTGAAGGTTTATTCTATGTAGTAAACAACAGAGGTAATGTATGGTCTGGTGGAAACCCAAGTACATTAGCTGAATTCGATTCTATTATCCAAAGATTAGACAAACAAGGATCTATTGAAGAAAATGTTATTTTCTTAAACAGAGAGTTTGGATTTGATATTGATGATATGTTAGCTTCTCAAAACTCTTATGGTGCAAATGGTACTTCTTATGGTCTTTTTGACAATGACAAAGATATGGCATTGAACTTAGGATTTACAGGATTCCGTAGAGGATATGACTTTTACAAGTCTGACTGGAAATACTTAAATGACCCAACAATGAGAGGTGGTTTAGTAGGTGGAAAAATCAATGGTATTTTAGTACCAGCTGGTTCAACTACAGTTTATGACCAAGTACTTGGTAAAAACGCTAAGAGACCATTCTTACACGTTAGATACAGAGCTTCAGAAACTGAAGACAGACGTTATAAAACTTGGATTACAGGTTCTGCTGGTGGAGCGGCTACTTCTAGCTTAGATGCAATGGAAGTAAACTTCTTATCAGAAAGAGCTTTATGTACTTTAGGTGCTAATAACTTCTTCTTATTCAAAGGATAAGATAACAATTTGTAATTTTTACCCTCGTTATAAAGACGGGGGTAATTATTACTTTTATAAACTTTAATTTAAATCAAATGAAAAACACAAAAAAAATAGTTTTAGTAAATAAAACTTACAAATTAAAAGGAGATGTTGCTCCTTTAAGTTTAATGATACCAGCTAGAAATAGCAGACGATCACCTTTAATGTATTTTGACGAAGACAAAGGAGTAAACAGAGCGCTTCGTTATGCAAGAAATCAAAAAAGTCCTTTCGAGGACGAGCAAGATGGTAATGCCATCCTAGAGCCTATCGTATTTGAAGATGGGTTTTTATTTGTTCCTAAAACAAATCCAGTATTACAACAGTTTTTATCATTACACCCATCTAACGGACATTTATTTATGGAAGTAGACAAAGAGGTTGATGCTACTGCTGATGTTGACACTTTAGATATGGAGCTTGAAGCACAAGTATCTGCCAAAGGATTAAGCTTAGAGCTTATGGAGACTATAGGTAGAGTTGTAATTGGATTAAATGTGGACAAACTTAGTTCGGCAGAATTAAAAAGAGATATTAGGTTATTTGCAAGAAAATACCCTCAAGATTTTTTAGAATCTCTTAACGATCCTTTATTAATTTTACAAAATAAATGTTCTCAATTTTTGTCTAACAATTTAATTATAATGAAAAATGAAAAAGATGTTTATTATAATTTAAAACAAAACAAGAAAAAACTACTAACTGTTCCCTACGGAGAAGATCCTTTATTTATATTGGCATCGTTCTTTCAAAGTGATGAAGGGCAGGCAGTATTTACTTTATTAAGTAATAGGTTAAAAAAACTAGACGAATAAGTATTGTATAATAATGCAATTAATTCTTTAAATGTTATAGAGGTTTCACTAAAATGAAGCCTCTTTTTTTTTTCGTATCTTTGTTTAAATAACAATTTGAAATGATCAACACAGTAAGAGCAACAGTATTGTCGATTGCAAATAAAAACAATTACGGATATATAACTCCTAGTGATTTTAATTTATATGCAAAGCAGGCTCAATTAGATATTTTTGAAGACTATTTTTATCAATATAATAGTTGGATTATAAAACAAAATGCCAGAGTTTCTGGTAGTGAATATGCGGATATACTAAAAGGATTAGTAGAGGTTATTGATAGCTTTTCTGAAACAAGAGGGTTGATTAATAATGGTATAAACTTATATAATCTTCCTGAAAACTACTACTTAATTAATAAAATAAATTACTATCCTAATTCTATATTTTCATCAACTAGTACAGCAGCTGGATTAAATACGCTTACTGACACCAACGCTACTTTTGTTACAACAGGAACTGTAAAGCCTGGTCAATTTATATCAAACACATCATCAAGCAGTGTATCAGCTGGATTTGGTGCTTACATAATTAGTGTGGACTCAGAGACTCAATTAACTTTATCTGGTAATCCATTTGGAACAGCTTCTACAGTAGGTAATTCATATACTATTGTCACAACAGCTGGTATTAGAGAAATAGAAAGAGTATCTCAAAATAAAATATTTTATTTAAATTCTTCTAGCTTAACTTCTCCAAACGTTTCATATCCTGCTTATGTTTTAGGTGGGGGTACTAATATTGCAATTGGAAATACTATTACAGTATATCCTGATACAATAACTGGAGCTGGTAAAATTTTATCTCAATATATACGATACCCACTAGATCCTAATTGGACATATAGCACATTAACAGGTGGAGAGCCTGTTTTTGATGAAGGTGCAGCAGATTATCAAGATTTTGAACTTCCTGATTCTGATGAACCTAATTTAGTAAACAAGATATTACAATATGCAGGAGTATCAATAAGAGAAAATGATATAGCTACGTTTGGAAATATTCAAGAACAAGAAGATAATCAACAACAATCATAAGAAATGGCATATATAACAGACTATCAATATTATGAAAACGGAGGAGTAAATCCTACGAATTCAAACTGGGGGTCATACCAATTTATATCTTTAGACGATATAGTAAATAACTTTATGTTAATGTATGTTGGCAATGACAAGTTGATAAACAATGTAGAAAAATATAATATTTTATTTCACGCAAAGCGAGGTATTCAGGAATTGAATTACGATGCTATGAAAGAAATAAAGGTTTTAGAGTTAAGTGTTTGTGATCAATTAAGATATGTATTACCCCCTGATTATGTTAATTGGGTTAGAGTATCAATATATCAAAATGGTGTTCTTATGCCATTAACAGAAAATATCCAAACCAATTGGAGTAATGCTTATTTACAAGCAAACGATTGTAAAATATTATTTGATGAATATGGAAATATATTAAAGCCAGAAAATTCTACTATAGATGTAGATAGAATGTCTGGTCAAAAGAAAAGTCTTTATTTAAATTCTAATAGCAGTCAAGATGGTAATATGGGTTATAATATAGATGGGTCTTGGTATTTTGATTATAGTGTTGGACAACGTTATGGTCTTAATACAGAAACAGCTAACTCAAACCCTACATTTAAAATTAACAAAGCTTCAGGAGTTATAAATTTTAGTTCTGGAGCAGCAGATAAGCTAGTTATTTTAGAGTATGTTTCAGATGGTATGGAAAATGGCGTAGACTCTGAAATAAATTTAAATAAACTATTTGAAGATTTTATTTATGCGTACATAAAATATGCTATATTAACAAGTAAATACGGGGTGCAAGAATACATTATAAATAGGGCTAAAAAAGAAAAAACAGCTTTATTAAGAAATGCAAAAATACGATTAAGTAACATACATCCAGGAAGATTGTTAATGAATCTAAGAGGTCAAGATAAATGGTTGAAATAATATGCCACAGTTTACAAGAAATTTTATAAAAGGGAGAATGAATAAGAGCGTTGATGAACGATTAGTTCCTCAAGGTGAATATATTGATGCTCAAAATTGTAGACTGGGATCTACAGAAAACACAGAAATAGGTGCTGTAGAAAACTCTCTAGGAAACACAAGGTTAACAACTTTAACTTACGAAGGTCAGGCTTTAAGCTCTGATACTAAATGTATTGGCGCTTATGAAGATGGAGGTAGCGAGACTATGTATTGGTTTGTTAATGATCCATCTAATGGAACTTCTAATACTGGAGTTGTAGATATGATTGTTTCATACGATACAAAAAATGATTCTTTATTTTACCACGTAATATCGACTAGTATATTAAATTTTAACAATAAAAATTTAATAACAGGTGTTAATCTTATAGATGGTTTATTGTTTTTTACAGACAATTTAAATCCTCCTAGAAAGATAAATGTTAACAGAACATATCAATATCCTATAAGTGACGTTGATCAAATTACAGAACAAGATATAGGGGTTATTGTTGCGCCTCCATTATTTGCGCCTACATTAACACCAACTCAACAGGGTGGTGGGGAAAATTATATGAAAGAAATTATGATTTCTTTTGCATACCGATACCAATATGAAGATAATGAGTATTCGGCTATGTCGCCTTTTTCACCTATATCATTTTCACCTGGTCCGTTTCAATTAGATTATTCTACCTATGACAATATAGGTATGGAAAACGTATATAATAGTGTTATTGTAAAATTTAATACAGGAACAAAAAATGTTAAAGGAATAGATTTATTATTTAAATCAACAAACTTTACAACGGTAAATGTAATAGAAAGATTTAACAAGCTTGATCAAGGGTGGTTAGACAATGTAGAGCAAACCTTTCAGTTTACAAATCAAAAAATATACACAGTACTTCCTGAAGCTCAAATGATTAGATTGTTTGACAATGTTCCAAGAATAGCTCAAGCACAAACACTAATGGGCAACAGGCTAATGTATGGAAACTATGTTGATGGATATAATATAACTAATTCTGATGGTCAAGATGTTTACTTAGATTATGAATTAGATTTAGTTACAGAAAATTTATCATCTGATCAAACATCATCTGTAAATAGTGATTTTAATTACTCTATAAATGGTTCTGTAAATATTATAAATGGTACTGCCAGTTATGATATATCTGGATATGATTTAAAAGCAGGCGCTCAAATAGGAATTGACTTTAATTTAGGTCATTCTCAATTTTCAGGTGCGTCAGAATATGTTGATGGAACAGAGCCTTTGAATGAATTTGAAAACACATTTTTATATAACTTACAAGAAGACTTTGCAAATGCACACGACCTAGTAACTTCACCAGGTTTTATTGCTGCAATATCTGAATTTGTTGCACCTTCAGACTCAACTTGTTTTCCTCCATTTTGTACAACAGGATGTACAAGCGGAACATCTGTTACAGATTTAATTAACTGTGCTGTAGTGCCAAAAACAAGCTGGTACAAAGTAGGTTTTGGTTTATCAGGAACAAACCAAGGGATGACTATAGGTTCTACGCCAGGTAGTAACACATTTTCTTTGACGGCTCAAGCTATTAAGTATGAAAAATATGATGTAAGTGTGTCTCCTGCTGTTCCTTTAGGAATATTTGCTTATGAATATTTTACTGTTCTTCAATCAGAATTTTTATATAGTTTAAGTTCATCTAAAAGTAGTTTACATAGTGATAGAGATTACGAAGTAGGCATTGTATATGAAGACGATTATGGAAGAGCAAGTACAGCTTTAGTTGATACAAATAATACAGTATATGTTCCTTGCAATAATTCTATTACTAAAAACACAATAAAAGTTACTTTAAATAGTTACCCACCTTATTGGGCTACTAAATATAAGTTTGTTTTGAAACCATCTAAAGATGAATACAGAACAGTATACTCAAACATATTTTTTCAAGAAGAAGAAACGGGCAATGTATGGTTTAAGTTAGAAGGAGATAATAAAACTAAAGTTGTTTTAAATGAAAACTTAAAAGTCAAGTCAGATACTAACGGTCCTGTTTTAAGGTGTGTTAATTCAAAAGTTCTTGACTATGGTAGTCAAGTAGAAAATTGGTTATGCGATAGAAATAGTGATGGAACTTTAGTTGACGACACTTGTGGTCAGCCAACAGGAGTTTATATGCAACTTAGACCAAGTAATTTTTCTGCTGCTTCACCTGAAAACGCTTTTATAAACTACGGAGAAAAAGGATGTAAAGGTTCTTATTGTGCTGTTAGTTATGATGTTTCTATTGAAAATCCAGATACTACAGGACCTACAGATTTATATATTCCATACTCTATACCAGCGGGTAGTATTGTTCAAATAAAATTAAGAGAACAAAGATACAAGAGAGGTAGTAAGTGTGGTAGTAGACAGTATTTATATGATAAAACTTTTACTGCTAGTCAAGATTATGAAAGTATGTATGCTTTTGTTGAAGGCGACAATATTGATTTGACAAATGGTCAGTCAACTGGATCTGATAGTACTATAAACAATATAAATCAACCTAGTACTTTATATCCTTACTTTACTTCTTTAGCAAGTGGTGGTCAGTCTTATTACTCTTTTCAAACAGATGCTTCTAATGGTAAAATGTATTTAGTTGGACAGAACGGAACTCCTCAATGTAATCCACCAGACAAAAGAAACTCTTATGGTAACATAGAAATTGTTGTTCAGAGAGCGACTACTCTTATGGTTTTTGAGACCGAAGCAAAAGATGCAAATACAGAGCTTTATTATGAAAACGAGCAGGTATTTAATATATCTGGCGGTTATCATCAATCAGGGTCTAATGATACAGATCAAAATCAAACAGTAAGCTTACCTGCTGTAATAAATTTAACTTTTAGCAATTGCTTTACTTTTGGAAACGGGGTAGAATCAAATAGAGTTTTAGATGCTTTAGCTACTCCTAGTTTTACTATTGGAGAAAAAGTTACTTCAGTATCTGAAGAACAATATAAAGAAACTTTACGATTTAGTGACATAACTTATAGTGGAAACTATAATCAAGAGTCTAATATAAATAAGCTCAATGAGTTTAATTTAGGGTTGTCTAATTTTAAAACACTAGAAAGTTCTTACGGTCCTATTAGAAAATTACATTCAAGACAAACAGACATACTTACTTTACAGGAAGATAAAATATCTTACGTTCTTGTAGGAAAAAATTTACTTTCTGATGCTGCTGCTGGTGGAGCTATAACATCTGTTCCAGAGGTTTTAGGAACTCAGTTAGCAAGAATAGAAGAGTATGGCATAAGTAATAACCCTGAAAGTTTTACTTCTTATGGTTATGATGTTTATTTTACAGATGCAAAAAGAAGCTCAGTAATAAATATTAGAGGTGGTGTAGGCGCAAAAACAGACAAACTTCAAGTAATATCTTCTTTAGGTATGCGTAGTTGGTTTAGAGATTTATTTACAGATAGCTTTAATACACAGAAGCTTGGAGGATATGATCCTTATATGAATGAATTTGTTTTAACAAATAACAATGAGCAAGTACCTGTTACCCCTACTGAAAGAGATTGTGGGTATGAGCTTAGACAAAACAATTCTAGCGAGCCAGTAACTTTTAATTTAGACTGTACTTCAATAATAGGTGATGTAGCTTGTGTTTATAATTTTGATTCTGGAAGCGCAACTTTACTTGTAAATTATAATGGTGTTAGTGTTGTTAATCAAACAATTAGCGGTTCTGGTACTGTTACTTGGAATAAAGGTCAATCTTTCCCAACTACAGCACAAGTAACTGTAACACCAACTGCAGCAACTTATTCTTTACAAATAGGATGTCCTCAAACTGAAAATTTAACAGTAAAAAGAATAGTAATAAACTCTTCAGGAGATGCTACTTTATCTTCAAGTGTTAGATACAAATGGGCTGATGGAACAACTATAAGCCCTTATCAAAGTGATAATGTTATTTTAGAAGAAGATGGAATTTCTTTATTTGCATCTCAAACTGGTCCTTCTTCATTTGGTACAATACCACCTAGCGGAGCGACAGTTACTATGCAGAACAGACAGTTAAGTGGAGATACATTTCCATTTGATCCATTGTCTGATAAATTAAAGTACTTAGTTTCTAATACAAACTATAACGAGGCTGATGTAAACACATTAATACCTTTATTAAATACTGCAACACCAATTATTAATGTAGGCGGTAACACTTATCAATCAAGCTTTACATATACTAACGCATCTAATGATGATTACTTATATTTAGTTTGGGATTATAGAGTTGCAACAGCAATAGAGTTGTGTTATGATGCATCAAGCTCATCAAGTTCTTGTTGTGATTGTGGTACGGATGCTCCAGTTTGCCCAGATAGAACTTTAGTGTTTCAAGTGTGTAATAGCAACTCAGCTAAAGATGATAATTTTGATGTATACTTAAACAATAATTACATAGGAGCTTTAGACTTAAATGCTAACTCTCAAGTTGGATCTGTATTTATTGCGACTACAAACGCCTCTGCAACAATAACAAGTTCAGATTTTGTATGTCCTTTAAATAATATGGTTACATATAGATTTGATCCCAACTTTGTAGTTGGTGGAGCAAATACTTTAGAGCTTAGAAATACTCAAAACAACAGTAATGGTAACTATGGAACTATTGGTATGAGAAATTATCTAACAACAGGAAATAATTTATCTAGTCCTTGTGTGGTAACTAATTTAATTTACTCAGGAAGTTCTGGTCAAAGTTTTACATTTAATTTTAGCTATGACGAATGTTGTCCATAAATAATAAATAATATGAGTTTAGTAAATAAATATATTGATTCTGTAAGTTTTTTGACTGCAACCGCAGTTTATGATGATATAAACTTAACAACAAAATCTGCTGATGGTTATTATCAATCTGGTGGTCAATACAGGCAACAGCTTTCTGGGACTTTATTAAGTTCTAATGTATGTTCTGATTGTTTTACTTTTGATTCTTTGGATTATGCAGCTAGTAGTTCTGGTGACTTATGTTGCCTAACTCAAACGCCATCACAATATTTTTATCCTACTGGATCTACTTTTGCGACCACTACAAATATTTATACAGATGTAAATTTAACGAACGTTGCACCTGATGGATTTTATAGTGAGCCAGGTGGTAGTCAGTTTAGACAAATTAGCAGTAGTGTTTTAGGTTCATTACAATCTTGTTCAAGTTGTTATACAGCTAGAACTCTTGCTTTTAGTTCTGTATCAGCTACAGATGTATGTTGTAATTTACCATCAAGTAATAGCTATTATGTTGATTATGGAACAACTTTACTTACTACTAGTAGTATATATTCAGACACTTCAGGAACAATTGCAGCTGATGGATTCTACAAAGAAACAATCGGTAATACCTATAGAGAAATGTCATCTAGCGTGTTAGCGGCTCAAAACCCTTGTAATCCTTGTGGCGGAACTAATTCTTGGAGAGCTACTGAATGTGGAGGAGGAGCTGGAGTTTATTATTTAAATCAAACAAGTGGTTTTCAAGGCTCAAGCTCAATAGTATTAGCTTATGGATATTCAGTTGGAGATGTTGTTTGGGTTAAACAAACGTCAAACGGAGTTATTACTTGTGCTACAATACAAGCAATATCATCTACACCTCCTAATTACTTTATAGATGAAGCAGCAAATAGTGGGAATGGTCCTTATAATAATTGTACTTCTTGTGCAGTACCTTAAAATAAAATTATGCCAAATTATACACTAACACATAGTCAAGACGTTC